CCACCACTGGCGTCAAGCGGATTTTTCGCATCGCGCTACCCCCGATGAGCCATCCGACCCCTACGTGTGGTGTCTGAGCGCAATTCTTGCGCACATCTCGCGCTTTCCGATAGGATTGCCCGGAAATGCCGACCCGACCGCTGCACCCGTGCGCTGAGCCGGGGTGCCCGGTCCTCGTGGACGTCGGGCCGCGGTGCCCGCAGCACCGCCAGGCGAGCCACCGCCGTGCTCAGGCGATCCGCGGGACGGCCGCCCGGCGAGGCTACGACGCCCGCCACCGGAGGTGGCGCCTGCTGGTCCTCGCCCACGGCCCGCTGTGCGTGCCGTGCTTGGCTCAGGGTCGCGTCGAGTCGGCGACGGTGGCCGATCACGTCATCCCGCTCGCCGAGTGGAGCCAGGATCCCGTGGGGGCCCGGAGGCGGCTGGCTAAGGTCCTCACCGACCGGGGCCGAGCCTGGGACTGCCTGGACGCGTGGTCCTTGGACAATGGCCAGGGTCTGTGTGTCTGGTGCCACAACGCGAAGACCGCGCGCGAGAAGACCGCGCGCGAGCTAGCGGTCACGAGGACAGCGGCGAAGCGATGATCGACCGCGAGACCGCCACCCTGCTTTTCCTGATGGCCCTGACCATCAGCCTGATCCTCGCCTTCGTGCTCTACGCCGAGTGCCGAGCGGGTGGGCGCGAGGCCCGCGACTGTCTCGCCGCGATCGAGCGCGGGGCGCGATGGCTGCGCGGCGACCTTGGGCGATGACGACGCCGGCGACGTACGTGCCCGTCCTCTGGTCAGCGATCGAGCAGTGGCTCGACGCGCACGACGGGCATGCGCTCGTGATGACGACGCACGCGCTCACGGACGAGCGGGTCGTGGAGTGCGTGACGTGCCGCTCGCTGATCACCGAGCTCGGCACCGTGGTGTGGCGGTGACGGCGGCCGATGATCAGGACGCCTACGGGTGGCTCCACCTCGGCATCCCCCGCAATAACCCCTGCGTGCAGTGCGGCGCGTGCTGCCAGACGACGACACTGCTCCTCGGCCAAGTCGTGCGCGTGCGGTGCGAGCACCTCGTCGTGACGGGGACGATCGGCACGCCGTACGCCACCTCCTGTGCCGTGCAGCACGCGCGACGCGACGGCGATCCGATCACGATGCGCACGATCGCGTCCGGGCTCGCTCTGCTCGGCGCGCGCTGCGGCGAGCGACCATGCGTGCGCGCGGCGACGGGGAGGGGGGAGTGAATCTCTGGAGCATCGCGAGCGAGACCGCGCCGGCCCGCTCTTGTCGCGGTCGCAGGTTTCCGCGCTGGGGATTTGCCACGACCCGGACGGTGGTGCGCTGATGGGCCGTCGCGGACCGAAGCCGGAGCCGACGAACCTCCGCATCCTCCGCGGCAACCCCGGCCGGCGACGCTTGCCGGACCGCGAAGTCCAGCCCGACGCGACCCCGCCCGCGTGCCCGGACCACCTCGACGACGAAGCGCGTCGCGAATGGAACCGCGTCATCGGCGAGCTGTCGCGTCTCGGCTTGGTGACGACGCTCGACCGCGCGGCGCTCGCGGCCTACTGCCACGCGTGGTCGCGCTGGATCGGCGCGGAGGCGAAGCTGAAGGAGTTCGGCACCATCATCAAGTCGCCGAACGGCTACCCGATCATGAGCCCGTATCTGTCGATCGCGAACACGGCGCTCAAGCAGATGCGCGACTTTCTCGTCGAGTTCGGCATGAGCCCGCAGGCACGTCACGGTCTGGAGACGACTCCACCGAGTGAGCCCCACAACCCGCTCACGGCCCTCAAGGCGAAGAAATCCGCGGCGGCGACGCGCGCCTGACGATCCGGTCACCGCGTACGCGCGGGCCGTGGTCGCGGGCGACATCCCGGCGGGTCGCGCCGTCCGTCTCGCCGGCGCCCGTCATCTCGCAGACCTCGAGACCGGTCATACGCGCGGGCTGCGGTTCAACGCCGGGCTCGCGCAGGCGTGGATCGACTTCTTTCCGACGATGCTCAAGTTCCGCGAAGGCGCGCACGCCGGGCAGCCGTTCCAGCTCCAGCCGTGGCAGCAGTTCATCGTCGGCTCGCTCTTCGGCTGGCTCGGCGCCGACGGGTTCCGGCGCTTCCGCACCGCGTACATCGAAGCGGGGAAGGGAAACGGTAAGACCCCCCAACTTGCGGGCCTCGCCATCGGCGGCATCATGTTCGACGACGAGCCGGGCGCGCAGGTGTTCTGTGCCGCGGTCACGCGCGAGCAGGCGCACATCATGTTCGACGACGTGAAGAGCATGGTGGCGACGTCGCCCGACCTGGCGGCGCAGCTCGACGTGACCGAGCACAACATCGCGCACCTCGCGTCGGGCTCCTTCATCCGCCCGGTCTCGTCCGAAGGGCGCTCGCTCGACGCCAAGCGCGTGCATATGGCGCTCATCGATGAGATCCACGAGCACCCGACGGAGATCGTGGTCAACAAGCTGCGCCTCGGCACGAAAGGGCGCCGGCAAGCGCTCATCCTGGAGATCACCAATAGCGGCTTCGATCGGCACTCGATCTGCTACCAGCATCACGATTACTCGCTCAAGGTGCTGGACGGCGTCATGGAGAACGATGCCTGGTTCGCTTATGTCTGCCAGCTCGACGTGTGCGACGTGCACCGCGCGGAGGGCAAGCCGTCGCCGGTCGACGGCTGCGCGGCGTGCGACGACTGGACGGACGAGCGCACGTGGATCAAGGCGAACCCGAATCTCGATGTCTCGATCACGCGCCGCTATCTGCGCGAGACGGTTGCCGAGGCGCTCGGCATGCCGGCGGCGCAGAACATCACCAAGCGCCTGAACTTTTGCATCTGGACGGAGAACGTGACGCGGTGGATCTCGATCGACGACTGGCTCGCGTGTGCGGGGCCGGTCACGCTCGCCTCGCTGCGCGGGCGGCGCTGCATCGCGGGCCTCGATCTGTCGTCCACCAGCGACCTCTCGGCGCTCGTGCTCGTCACGCTCGACGAGCCGCGCGAGGTGTTCACGCACTTCTGGATCCCGGGCGACAACATCCTCCAGCGCGTGACGCGGGATCGCGTGCCGTACGATCGCTGGCGCGACGCGGGCCACCTCACCGCGACGCGCGGGAATGCGATCGATCACGACGCGATCGTGGACTACATCACGGCGCTCGTGGACACGCACGGCGTCGAGCTCGTCGAGATCCCGCTCGATCCGTCGAATGCGAGTGCGGTGATGACGCGCCTCACGGCCGCGGGCCTCACGCCGGTCCCGATCCGCCAGAGCTTCGAGAACATGAGCCCGGCCGCCAAGGCGGTGGAGGCGATGGTGGCGGCGAAGCGGTTCCGCCATGACGGCAACCCGGTGATGGCGTGGTGCGTGCGCAACGCCGTCATCGAGCATGGCCGGCAGGAGATGATCCGGCCGATCAAGGACACGCGGACGGAGCGCGTGGACGGCATCGTGGCGCTCGTGATCGCGATGACGCGCGTCATCGTGCAGCCGGAGGGCGGGAGTATCTACGAGCACCAGGGGCTCGCCTCGGTATGAAGATCGCGATCGAGGTCCTCCGCGACGCCCTCGTGTTCGGCGGTCTGGCGACGACGGGCACGGGACTCTGGTGGCTGCACCCGCCGTCGGCGCTGATCGTCATGGGGTGCGCGATGATGGCGCTTGGCATCCTCGGGAGGTCTCGCTGATGGCGCTGGTGGACCGACTCCTCGAGCGGCGATCGTATGAGCGCAGTCTGATCTCCGACCCGGCCGCGTGGCTCGTCGCGATGTTCGGCGGCCGGGCGACGGCCACGGGCCGCACCGTCACGCCTGCCACGGCGATCGAGGCGCCGTCCGTCTTTAGCGCCGTGGCCGCCGTCTCGGAGACGATCGGCTCGCTCTCGCTCGATGTGTTCCGCCGCCTGCCCGACGGCGGCAAGCGCGAGGACCCGGATCATCCGCTCTTCGACCTCCTGCACACGCAACCGAACCCCGAGCAGACCGCGATGACGTGGCGCGAGATGCTCCAGGCGCACGCGATGCTGTGGGGCAACGCGTACTCCGAGATCCAGCGTAACGACACGGACGGCCGTGTCACCGCCATCTGGCCGATCTTCCCCGACCGCGTGCGCATCGAGCGGCGCGCGGGCCAGCTCGTCTACATCGTGAACGTCCAGGGCCTCCGAGGCGCCACGGCCGTCGACGAGATCGCGATGCCGGCGTACAAGATCCTGCATCTGCGCGGCCTCTCCCTGGACGGTCTGCTCGGCGTGCATCGCGTGCGGCTCTTGCGCGACGCCATCGGCCACACGCAGGACCTCGAGGAGTACGGCGCGCGCTTCTTCGGCAACGACGCGACGCCCGGCGGCGTGCTCGAGCATCCCGCTCGGCTTGGTCCGCAGGGGCGCGCGAATCTGCGCCAGTCGTGGGAGGAGCTGCACGGCAACGGCCTCAGCAATCGCCACCGGCTCGCGATTCTCGAAGAGGGCATGAAGTTCCACGAGATCTCGGTCGAGAACGAAAAGGCACAGTTCCTCCAGACGCGGCAGTATCAGCTCGGTGAGATGGCGCGCGGCTTCCGCGTGCCGGGCGTCGTGATCGGGCACGACGACAAGACCGCGACCTACGCGAGCGCGAAGGAGTTCTGGCAAGCGTACGAGGGGCACACGGTGCGCCCGTGGGTCGTGCGGTGGGATCAGGCGCTCGAGGTCTCGCTGTTGACCCCGCTCGAGCGGAAGACGCATTTCATCCGCCACAACATCGATAGCTTGCTGCGCGCCGACCCGCAGGCCCGCGCCGAGTCGCTCCGCACGCAGTTCCTGCACGCGACGATCACGCCGAACGAGTGGCGCCGGCTGGAAGGCCGCAACCCGAGTGCTGATCCGAACGCGGACAAGCTGTGGATTCAGGCGAATCTGATGCCGCTCGACACGCCGCCGAAGCCGCCACCGTCCGCGCCCGAGCCGCCGCCGGTGCAGCCGATGACCCCCGACGAGATGCCGGATGACGTGCGGCGCATGATCGAGCTTGGCGGCCTGCTCTCGCGCGACAACGCCGCCCGCGTCGTGCGCCGCGAAGTCGAGACGGTGCGCAAGCTCGCCGAGCGCGAGGCCGCGGATGCCGAGGCATGGCGCACGGCCGTCGATCAGTTCTACGCGCGGCATGCGGCGTACATCGCTGAGCTGCTACACGTCTCGCTCGACGCCGCGCGCACGTACACGGCAGACCATCGCGCGCGCCTGCTCGCCGACGGCGTCGGCGCGCTCGAGTCGTGGAACGGCGACGCGGAGCAGGCCCTGATCGCGCTGGCCCTCGGCCGCGGGAAAGGATAGACGACATGCCCGAGATGGAAGTGCGAGCGGTCGAAGGGATCGAGCTGCGCGCGGAGGCGGGCCAGCCGCCACGGCTGATCGGCTACGCCGCCGTCTTCAACTCGCGGAGCCAGGACCTGGGCGGCTTCGTCGAGATCATCCGACCGGGCGCGTTCTCGCGGACGCTCGCGGCGAAGCCGGACATCCGCGCGCTCGTGAACCACGACCGCAACCGGATCATCGGCCGCACGACGAACGGCTCGCTCAAGGTCGCCGAGGATGAGCGCGGCCTCCGCGTGGAGATCACGCCGATTGACACGCAGGCGGGCGTCGACATCGTCAAGGACGTGCGCGCCGGCAACATCGACGGCATGTCGTTCGCGTTCTTCACGCCCCTCGGCGGCGACCGCTGGGTCATGGGCGCGGACCCGCCGCTGCGCGAGCTGGTGAGCGTCGACCTCATCGACGTGTCCCCGGTCGTCTATCCCGCGTACCTGAAGACGGACGTCGCCGTGCGCGCGTTCGGTCAGGAACGGCAGGCGTGGAAGATCGCGGAGGCGCGGCGCCGGCGGCTGGCGGCGGCCGAGGCGGCGATCGCGCGGCGATGAATGGGATGATCGAGTGGCTCGCGCTCGTCGTCGGCGTCCTTTCCGGCGTCATCGGCGCCGAGGCCATCCGGCGGTTCCGTGTTCGCCATCAGCGCCGCCAGCAACCGCGATACGGCTCGTCCTATCCGTTCCTGTACAGGCCGCTGCCACCGATGCCGCCGATTCCTCCACCGCCATCAGGGAAGCGACCGGTCCGGCGATGACCTCCCGGCCGGGCGGGTTCTACTGGGTCAAGCAGGACGGCCGCTGGCTCGTCGCGGAATGGACCGCGGCCGGCTGGCTGACCCCGCATGGCGTCTACGATGACGGCGCGCTCGACGCCGTCGGCGCGCGCATCCCCGAGCCCGAGGCGCCGCCCGAGAAGTGGCCGGGCGCGGGGTCCGGTCACCAACCCGAGACGCGAGAATCTTGACATCCCGAATCCGCGCGCGGTAGCGTAACCCCGATCGCAGACGGTTCCAGCCGCCAGGTCGGGCCCGATGGCCACGACGGGCTGCGAGCGACACAGAGCCACGCGACTCCATCGAGGCGCGTGCCTGTAGGTTCCACGGATCTTCCAAAGACCCCCGTGGTGACCTCGGCACGCGCCTTTCGTTTCTCCGCGTTCCACGGGCTGATTCCTCGCGCGCGACACCGGGTCACCGGAATAGGAGCCCCCGATGACCCTGGTGGAGATGCGTCAGCAGCGCGGCGCGCTCGTCGAGCAGATGCGGAAGCTGCAAGAGCGCGCGACGCTCGAGAACCGCGACCTCACGGCCGAGGAAGGCCAGGAGTTCGACCGGATCGACGCCGAGCAGGATGCGCTCGGCAAGCGGATCATCCGCGACGAGCGGATGGAGGCCATCCGGCTCGATCTCAACCGTCCGACCTCCGAGCCGCTGCGCCCCATGCCCGGCGACGAGCATCGCGGCGGCGCGCCGATCGCGAACCCGCGCGCGACCCCGGCGTACCAGGCCGCGTTCCGCAACTACTTGCTCGACGGCCCGGCGGCGATCCTCACCATGCCCATCGCCGAGCAACGCAACCTGCAGATGGACATTCTCGCGAAGGGCGGCGCCCTCGTGGCCCCGGAGGAGTTCAACGCGACGCTCATCAAGGCGGTCGACGACCTCGTCTTCATCCGTCAGTTCGCGACGAAGTACACGGTCACCTCGGCCGAGGCGATGGGCGTCCCCACGCTCGACGCGGATCCGGCCGACGCCGACTGGACCTCCGAGCTGGCGACGGGCTCGCTCGACACGACGATGGCGTTCGGCAAGCGCGAGCTGAAGCCGCACCCGCTCGCCAAGCAGGTGAAGGCGAGCAACAAGCTGCTGCGCGCCTCCGCGATCGGACCGGAGGCGCTCGTGCGCGACCGCCTCGCGTACAAGTTCGCGGTGACCGAGGAGAAGACGTTCCTGACCGGCTCCGGCAACCAGCAGCCGCTCGGCCTGTTCACGGCCTCGGCAGACGGCGTCCCGACGTCGCGCGACGTCTCGACGGGGAACACCGCCACCGCGATCACGGCCGACGGGCTGATCGAGGCGAAGTACACGCTCAAGGCTGCCTACTGGCCGCGTGCGCGCTGGATCTTCTCCACGACCGCCGTCAAGAACGTGCGCAAGCTCAAGGACGGCAACGGCCAGTACCTGTGGGCGCCCGGCCTCGCCGGCGGCACGCCCGACACGATCCTCGATGTGCCGTACTCGGTCAGCGAGTACGCGCCGGCCACGTTCACCACCGGGCTCTACGTCGGCCTGATTGGTGACCTGTCGAAGTACTGGATCGTCGACGCGCTCACGCTCACCGTCCAGCGGCTCGTCGAGCTCTACGCCGCGACGAACCAGACGGGGTTCATCGGTCGCGCCGAGGTCGACGGCGCGCCGGTGCTCGCCGAGGCGTTCGTCCGCGTCAAGCTGGCCTGATCGAGAGAGAGAGGAAGGAGATCCCCTGATGGGCATGCTCGAAGAGCTCGACGTCAGCCAGGTGCTCGGCTACTTCGCGGCGGGCACGACGAAGCGCACGAGTTCGATCCTCGACATGTCGGGCTGGGAAGGCGTCGTCTTCGTCGCCGGCCTCGGCACGCTGCTCGAGAACGGCACGCTCGACGTGTTCGTGGAACAGAACACCGCGAACCAGACCAGCGGCATGGCGCGTCTCGCGACCACGACCGCCTACACCGCCACGGCCGCCGACGCGCTCCTGTCGCAGTCGTGCATCGTCGTCGACGTCTTCCGACCGCAAGAGCGTTACCTCCAGTGCAACATCACCCCGGCGGCGGCGAACGCCGTCATCCTCGGCATCGTCGCGATCAAGTACAAGGGCCGCAAGGCGCCCGTCACGGCGGGCGCCACCGTGCTGAAGTCGACGACCCTCACGGGCGCGGCCGAAGCGTAACGCAACGATCCCACGCGGTCACCCCGCGTCCACGTGACTACTCCGAGCGGCTCGGACCAGGCCGGGCCGCTCGGGGGCAACCAAGGGGGACACGACGATGCCTGACGCGACGTACGAGCCGCTCGTCTATCGCAAGCAGGGCGGCAACGAGCTCGTCATCGCCAGCGGCGGCAAGGTCACGGCCGAGTCGGGCGCGGCGCTGCTGGCGCCGCTGACGCAGAACCTCCGCGCGCGCGTCGCCATCGCGGACGTGAATGCCGGGTACACGCTCGTCCCGGCCATCGCGGGCTACAAGCACCGGATGATCGACTGCCACATCACGGCGATCGGCGGCGCGGCGGGCGCGGTCACGACCGTCGACATCCTCGGCACGCAGTCGAGCGCGGCCAAGCTGGTGGCGTTCGCGCAAGCGAACCTCACGCAGAACACGATGATCCGCGCCAACGGCACGGGCGGCACGATCCTCGCCGCCGGCGCCTCGTTCACGCTGAACGACGCGAACACGGCCATCACGATCGGCAAAACCGGATCGGCCGTGACCACGGCAACGCACTTCGACGTCGTGCTGCTCTACGCCACCGAGGCGGCCTAGGCCGTGTACGCCGAGCAGTACACCGTCACGCTGACGACCGACGGGGATGGCGCGGCGACGGGCTACACGCCCGTCGTCACCGGGCGGATTCTGACCGTGCGCTACGTGAAGACCGACTTCGCCGATGGCGTGGACGTGGATGTCACGCTCGAGGCGACGGGCGAAGTCGTGTGGGATCAGGACAACGTCAACGCCTCGGCGACGGTCGCGCCGAGGCAGGCGACGCATTCGACCGCCGGGGCCGCTCTGCTCTACGCCGCCGGCGGCACCGCCGTCACCGACTACGTCGTGGCGGTGCAGGATCGCGTCAAGATCGTGATCGCCTCCGGCGGCGACACAAAAACCGGCGCGTTTCACGTGGTCGTGGGCTGACATGACCTCGCTCACCCTCGTCTCGCCGCCGCATGAGCTCGTCACCGTCGAGGAGGCGCGCGCGTACGTGCGGCAGGACGGGACGGCGGACGACACGATCCTCGCGCTGCTGGTGGCGGCGGCGCGCCAGCACATCGAATCGGCCTACGGGCTCGCGCTCGTCACGCAGACGTGGGACTGGCGCCTCGATCGGTTCCCCGACGCCTCCACGACGGCGCTGCGCGTGCCCCTGCCGCCGCTGCAAGCGGTCCTCAGCATCACCTACCTCGATGCCGACGGCGACACGCAGACGTGGGCGACGGATCAGTACACGGTCGACGCGACGAGGTCAGAGCCGCCGACGCCGGGCCGGATCCTCCCGGCCTACGGGGTTTCCTGGCCGTCCACGCGCGACGTCGTGAACGCGGTGACCGTCCGCTTCACGGCCGGCTTCGGCACGAGCCCGGCGACGGTGCCGCCTCCGATCCGCTGGGCGATCCAGGCACTCGTGGCGCACCTCTACGCCAACCGCGAGCCGGTCATCCTGACGGGCGGGGTGGGCTCGCCGGTGGCGATGCCGATGCACGTGGATCATCTGCTCGCGAACTACCGGACATGGAGCTGGACGACATGATCCGCGCCGGCGACCTCCGCGACCGCATCACGCTCCAGCGGCTCGATGACGACACCGGCGCCTTCGCCAACTTTCCGACCGCCACGACCGTGTGGGCCGACGTCCAAGCACTCGGCGACGGTCGCTACCGCATCCGCATCCGCGACCGCAGCGATCTGCGCGCCAAGGCCGATCTCGCGCCGGCCGTGCGCGTGCTCTACGGGGGGCAGGCGCTCGCGGTGGAGGACGTCATCGAGGTGGAGCGGCGCGTCGAGACACATCTGATCGCGGCGCGCGTGATCGTCGAAACCCCGCAGCTACAGACCGGCGTGCATCGCATCGAGGCGTGGCCGGCATGAGGAGACACGGCGCATGATCACGAACGGCACCACGCTCCAGGTCGGCGACGGTGGCAGCGGGCCCGGCGCGGCCTCGGCCGCCGCGGCTGGCGGCAACACCGGCAACGGGACGATGGGCGCGATCACCGTCAGCGCCGGCGCGGTGCTGGGCGCCTACACGCTCCAGATCATCGCGGCGGCGACGAACGCGGGGACGTTCCTGCTCGAGAAGCCGGACGGGTCCCTCGTGGGCGTCGGGACCGTGGCGGCTGCGTTCTCGAAGGGCGGGCTCGCGTTCACGCTGGCCGACGGCAGCACCGACTTCGTCGCCGGCGACTCGTTCACGATCACGGTGACCTCGCTCGGCTCCGAGACGTTCGCGGCCATCGCCAACGTCATCGACATCGACCCGCCCGAGGTCTCCGTCGTCGAGATCCCCGACGTGCACCTGACGTCGAGCGTGCGCGCGACGAAGTCGGGCAAGCTGCCCGATCCCGGATCGGTGACCGTCACGTTCCAGTTCGTCGTGGGCAATGCGGGCCAGGAGCAGCTCGAGGACGACGTGATCGCCGGCACCGTACGCAGCTACCGGATCGTGCTGCCGGACACGACCAACGGCATCAGCTTCTCCGCGTGGGTCCAGTCGTTCAAGCGCTCGACGTTCGCGCTCGACGGCGACCCGCAGGCCGTCGCGGTGCTGCGGCTCACGACCGTCCCGGCGCGGCTGGCGTAGTCATGGCCCCCCTGACGCGGGCCGCGGTGCTCGCGATCGCGGACATCAGGACCGAGGCGGTGGCCGTGCCCGAGTGGGGCGGCGAGGTACTCGTCCGCGGGCTCACGGCGGCCGAGCGCGACGCCTTCGAGGAAGGCTGCTACACCGGCAAGGGCAAGGATCGTCAGACCAATTACGCGAACCTTCGCGCGCGCTTGGTCGCTCTGTGCGTGGTCGACGACGCCGGCGCGCGGCTCTTCACCGACGCCGACGTGGAGGCGCTCGGCGGCAAGAGCGCGGCGCCGATGGATCGCGTGTTCGCGGCGGCGCAGCGGCTCAGCGGCATCGGGTCGCAGGACGTGGAGGAGCTCGCGGGAAACTCCGCAGCCGCCCGCAACGGCGCTTCGCACTCGAGCTAGCGCGTGCGCTGGGCGGCATGACCGCGACCGAGATGCTCGCCCGCATGAGTAGCCGTGAGTTCTCCGAGTGGCAGGCTCTCGCCTTGATCGAGGCCGAGGAACGCGGCGTGACCGCCGCCCCGCGGACGCCGCCGCCGCCCGACGCGCTCGATCACAAGCTGCGGCGCTGGATCGCGCGCACGCCGGCGAGGCGGGCCTGAATGGCTCTCGGTGACGTCACACAGACCCGTCTCGACCGGCGCACTGTCCAGCAACGCGTCCATGGCTGGAGGCTCGAAGGCGCCGACGAGCTGGAGGCGACGCTCCGGGCGCTGGAGGAATCCAGCCGCACCAAGATCATCAAGGCCGGGCTCGCGGCTGGCGCCGAGATTGTCCGCAACCGCATGGCCGAAAACGCGCGGCGGTTCAGCCGCCGGCTCGCGGCCGGCATCGTCGCGCCGCTCATGGAAGTCACAAAGCTGGCCACGGCACGCGCTGAGGTCGGGCCGCATTACAAGGTCCAGCACCTTGGGTACTGGGCCGAATGGGGTACGAAGCCGCACGCCATCACGCCCTTCCGCCACGCGAAGAAGAAAGCGGCCGCGGCGTTCGTCGCCCGCGGCGGCAAGTACAAGAAGGCCCTCGCCGGTACGGGATTCGGCCCGGTGGCGGCCGTCGAGAACCATCCCGGCATGGCGCCGCGTCCGTTCGCGGTGTCGGCGTTCATCGATGCCGCCCCGCGGGCGCTCCAGGAGATTGGACGCGTGATGTGGGCGGGCATTCGCGACGCCGCCAGCCGGCGGAACCGCTGATGTCTACCATCATTGGCTCGCTCAAGGCCACGCTCGGGCTTGACGGCTCCGCGTTCCTCCGAAACTCCGAGGCCGTCCGCAAGGATCTCGGGAAGACGAAGAACGAGTTTGGGTTGGCCTCGCGAAAAGCGGAGAACTTTGCAGAGGAGGGGTTGGCGAAGATCCTTCCTGTCAGCAGCCAGGTCGGCGACGCCATGATCGACCTCGTCGGCGGGACGCAGAAGGGCGCCGCGGCGTTGCAGATCTTCGCGAAGGGCTTCATCGCCGTCGCCGGCATCATGGCCGTCGCCGAGGTCGTCCAGCAGGCGCAGCACTGGCGGAAGTACGGCGAGACGATCGAGCAGACGACCGAGCGGTTGAAGAAGCACCTCGAAGAAGAGAAGAAGTTCGCCGCCGAGCGAGAGAAAGCGCGTGCGGTGCAGCTCGGCCTCGACAAGCAGATCGCGCAGCTCGAAGGCCGTGACACCATCGCGATCAGCGAACGCGAGCGCCAAGCGCAGATCATCGCGACGGTGAAGATGGGCGAGGAGCGCAACAAGGCGCTCGCCAAGTCCGAGCAGATCACGTATCTCGAACGCAAGAAGCTGCGCGACGACTACGAGGCCAAGCTCGCCGAGGGGATCCAGAAGGAGATCGAGGACGAGCGCAAGAAGCGCGACGAGATCGAGAAGGCGACGCGCGCCGAGATCGACCTCACCGAGCGCCTGCGCCTCGACGCCGTCCGCGCCAGCGGCGACAAGCTCCGTCTGATCGACGCTGAGAATGCGGCCCGCAAGCGGGGCATCGAGCAATCGATTCAGGACGTCGAGCGCCGCAACGCTGCATTCGCGTCGAGTGACGCCATCGCCGCCGCAGAAACGACGGAGTTCTGGCGGCAATACCAGGAGGAGGCGGCCAAGGCGATCGATCAGACCGCCAAGGCCGAGGAGGCGGCGCGCCAGGAACGGGCGAAGGCATGGATCGCGGAGACGCAAACACTCGTCGCGAATCTGAAGGCGCAACAGCAGGCGCGGCAACAGTTCGAATCGCAGATCGGCACGGGCGCGGCTGGCCTCGGCATCAAGGACTCTGCGACGTCCGGGCTCCGCAGGCTGATCGAGGCGCGCCAGAATCTCATCAGGGAGCAGCGCGACATCGCCCACTTCCAGCGCGAGGGGCTGATCGCACGTCCTGATGCCGTGCGCGAGAACGAAAAGGCGATGGACGCCTACCGCAAGGTCGTCGCCGGCGTGAAGACCGAATTCAAGGATGCGGTGCCCGTCGTCGAGGCTGCCGACCGGGCGATCGACGGCATCGGCAGTATGGACGGCTTCATTCGTGGCATGAGCGACGCGCAGCAGTGGCTCCGAGCGAACGTCATCACCACCAACGAACTGGCGTGGCGCATCTGGGATCTCAAGCAGCGGCTGACGGTCGATCTGCCCGCCGGCGTGAGTGCGGCGGCGCCCGAGATCCAGAAGCTGACGAACGAGATGTATTTGCTCAAGGCCTGGACCGATGCCGCGATCGCATCATTTAGAGCGCTCGCGTCAGTCGCCTCAGGAGGCTCGGTCCAGGGGCCCTCCGAATCCTCAGGGCCGCTCACGGTGATCGTGTGAGCGCGCTGGAGGAACTGACGGCAGCGTTGCGAGACGCGACGGCCAGCGTGCAAGCCCTGCGCGCGTCGCTCGCTGGCGTCTCGCATGCCGCTGGAAAGGCGACGAGTCGGTTGAGGGGTGGGCAGACGGTCACGTTCACCCCCGCGTCATTCAATGTGGATCTCGACATCGGTGGGCAGACGTACGCGCCGATCAACACGGTAGCCCTCGGACCGAACGCCATGGGGACGCTGAACCGTCCGCGAGTCGGCGGCGGCGTCAACGTTCAGGCGCCGCGCAACATTCAGGCCCGCACGAATCTTCGGAGGATCGGCTGATGGCGCTTCGCGATCTCGCGACGTCACTGCGTGAGGCGGCTGGCGCCGCCGATCAGCTCGCGGCGAAGCTGAGTAAGGTTGCCGGCAGCAGCACGCGCGCCGGCGCCGACACGGCCAAGGCCCTCGAAGACGCGATCAAGCGCGGCCTCACCCCCGAGCTTCTCGAGGCCCTCCGAAAGCGCCTGTGAGCCTCACGCTCTTCGCCGCCAACCTCCTCGAGTCCGCCACGACGGTCACCGTTACGTCGAGCGCGACCAACAAGCCGATCACGCGCGTGTACGACCGCGACCGCGCGCTCCGCTGGGAAGGCGGCAGCGCGGCGCAGATGGACATCGATGTGGACCTCGGCGCCGCCACGGCCGTGAGCGCGCTCGGGCTCCTGGCGCACAACGTCACCGGCGCCTCGGGCGTCACGCTCTACGGCGATTCCTCCTCGCCGGCCACGACCTTGCGCGCGACGTCCGTCCCCGACGGGGACGACGTGCTCGTGACGTTCGGAAGCCAGACGCTCCGGTACTGGCGCATCCGCATGCCTACGATGGCATCCGCGGCGACGCTCGGAGAGCTGCTGCTCGGGGTGCCGCGGACGATCACGCAGAATCCGACCCTGCCGTCCGGTCGACCGCACGCCGTCGGGAACGTGCGGCGCGACCTCTCGCCCGGCGGCTACTCGTGGTCCGTCCGGCGCGGGGAGCCGCGGGCGACGCTGCCGCTCACGTGGCGCGGGATGAGCGAGGCCGACTTGGCGACGCTCGACGCCGCCTATGACGAGTGCCGCGAGGGCTCGAAGAAGCTCCTCGTCCAGCTCCCGGCCGGCACGCTCTACTGGTGCGACTGGATCGCCTACGAGGCGCCGATCCCGCTGGGCGGCGCGCTCTACGACGTCTCGGTGACCTTCGAGCAGGCGCTCTGATGCAGACGCTCACCGCCGCGGCCACGCTCGTCACGCAGACGCCCACGGCCGCGCCCGCGTTCCTCGGCAAGATCGAGTTCACCGCGCCGACGGCCAAAACGGTCTGGCTCGCGGATCGTCCGCTCACGCTCGCCGACGGAACCGAATGCCTGCCCCTCGTGCAGTCGTGGGGCGATCTGGACGCCGCGCTCGACACGCTCTCGACGGGCGGCCGGCCGGCGACCGCGAGCATCACGCTCTTCAACACGCTGCCGGTCGAGGGCCGCGATCGCGTCTCCGATCTCATCTACACGCCGTACAACTCTGCGGGCGATGCGTGGGTCTTCGAGTTCGCGCGCGCGACGTTCTACCAGATGCCGGACGTCGTCGAGGCCGCAGCCGTCGCCGATCTCGTGACGCTCGGTGTGTTCTACCTGGAGGATCCCACCGAGCTGACCGAAGACGTGCTGACGCTTCGCATGACGGACGAGTCGCTCGTCATCGAGGATCGGCTGGCGGTGACGGCGGTCACACGCGCGCTCTTCCCGCTCTCGCCACGCGATCAGGCTGACGCGACGATCCCGCGCCCGTTCGGCGCGCTGAAGAACGTCCCCGTGGTCGCAGTCGTCGACAGCGCCACCGACCGGCTCGCGCAAGCTCTGCTCGCGGCCGGCACCTCGCTCACGCTCGAGGACGCGACCGACTTCCCGACCTCGGGCACCGTGCAGATCGACAGCGAGCACATCGCCTACAGCGGGAAGACGAGCCACACGCTGACGGGCCTCACGCGCGCGCAGAGTTCGACCGCGGCCGCGGATCACCAGGACGGCGCGGCGGTCTACGAAGTCAGGAGCGGCACGCAGGCGTATCGCTTCGCCGTCGGCGAGCACGCGGGCGACTACAAGATCCGTTCGGTCACGAACGTCACGGTGGACGGCACGACGCCGACCGTGACGCCGTCCATCGAGCTGGAAGTCACCACCCTCGTCACCGGCCGCAACTTCGCGGTGCTCTCGTTCCCCGGCCAGGCGAAGTATTTCCAGTCCACCGAGGCCACGGCCGAGCGCAACGTCGCCGTCTCGACGATCACCGACACGCTCGACGGCACGCGCACGGTCGTGGTCAGCACGATCTCGGTCACGCTCAACGGCGGCGCCACGGACTCGCAGACGCGCACGGTGTCCCCATCCTGTGCCGCCGGCACGACGTCGACCGCCCGCACCGTCACCGCGCGCGTGGTGCGCAGCGGCTCCAACCTCACGGGCACGGTCAACTACTGGCGGCTCAAGCGCCGCATCTCAGGTGGCTCGGACGTCGAGGTGGCTTCCGGCAGCTACGGCTCGGGCGCTGGCGGCACCACGAACATCTCGGACACCAAGGTCTACGCGTCGACCGCCGACGAGATCCTGACCTTCGAGTACCAGTACAACAACACGAACGATTCCCTGCTGGAGTTCGTCACCGATAGCTACTACGTCGCCGACAGCGCGAGCATCACCACGACGCGCACGGTCGCGCCCTCGTGCGGCGGCGGGACGACGTCGACGGATCGCATCCTCAACGCGCGCATCGTCAGGAGCGGCGCCAGCCTCACCGGCACCGTGGCGTGGACGGTCAAGCGCCGGCTCTCGGGTGGGGGCGATCTCACGATCGACACCGGGACCTTCGGCAACGAAGACGGCGGGACGCAGACCGTCGTGGACACGCGCGTCTACGAATCGACCGCCGATGAGGTAGTGACGCTCGAGTACACGCACACCGGGACCGACGGCGACACCTTTGAGATGATCTTCGATCTCTACAAGGTCGTCGATCACTCGTCGGTGATGGGCGGCGGCGGGCCCACGTCGATCGGCGATATCCGGTGCGACGTCGAGGGTCTCCAGGATGATTCGGCCGGCACGATCACCGGGGCCGCCTCCACGCTCCTGACCAACCCGGTGGACGTCGCGCGATTCATCATGACGGAGCTCTACGCGGTCACCGGCACGCTCGGCACCTCATTCGCCACGACGCGCGCGCTCTTACTCGGAAGCTACTACTGGGCGTTCCTGCTCGGCCCGCATCGGTTCTCCGAATTGCGACGCAAGCTCGGCGAGCAGGCGCGGTCGATCCTGCATCTGTCGGCGGGCACGTGGGAGTACGAGTACATCGCGGCGCTGCCCGCCGCTGATCTCACGCTCGACTACACGCGCGACGTGGCGAATGAGCTGCCGGCCGTCGTGCGACGCACCGCGCGGGTCGACGTCGTCAATAGTCTGACCGTGAAGTCGGCGTACGACTACGGCGACGCGCGCTATCGCTCGATCGTGCTCCACGAGGACCTCACGCAGCCCGGGCTCGCGAGCCGGTTGCCGGGGACGCTGGAGCTCGATCTCGTGCAGGACGCCGCCACGGCGAACGCGCTCGGCGTGTTCTGGCTCGGCCAATGGAAGCGCCCGCGCTTGATCGTCGAGCTCGAAACGTGGTGGAACGCGCTCGGCGTCGAGACGCTTGATCACTTCCGCGTGGCGAATCATCCCGTACTCGATGCCCACGGCGGCGAGGCCGTGATCTTCCGCACGCAGGCGATGAGCCGCCTGCTCGCGGCCGACACCGAGGGCCGCATCCGGCTCAGCGGCATCGAGACGGTCACGCTGCCCCCGCCGCGCGATCCCGAGGAGGACGAAGACGTGGTCTTCAACTGCCGGCTGGTCTACGTCAGCGCGACGGAAATCCGGCTCGATCCGTACGGTGGCAATCAGGTGCGCATCAAGGTCGGGAGCACGTGGCAAGTGGGCACCGTGCCCGACGCGGGGATCTCGCTGAGCAACGCGGGCATGGCGGCCGATACCGTCTACCGCATCTATCTCTGGTCGAACAGCGGCACGCTCACGCTCGAGCCCGCGGGCACCGCCTGGGTCCGCGATGCGTCAACGGGGATCGCGGTGAAGACCGGCGATGCGACGCGCTCGCTCGTGGGAGCGGTCTACACGAACGCCTCAGCGCAGTTCGCGGACTCCGTGAACTTCCGGCTCGTGTCGTCCTACTACAACCGCCTCGGAAGATCATCGATCGCAAGCCTCGGCGCCAACCAGAACTCGAGTGGCACATCGTTCGCCGAGATCGCGTCCGGCGCTCGCGTGCACTTCTGGGCGTGGGCCGACGACGATGTGGTGCTGCAGGCGCACGGCGGGTGCGTGATGACCGGGGCCGGGATCGGGCGCACGACGATCGCGATCGACGACACGACCGCGGAGGAGACGAGCGGGCGGTGGGACTCGACGACGGCGGGGATGTTCTCCAACTACCTCGTGGCGCGGCTCACCGAGGGCTACCACTACGGGACGCTGTGCGCCGCAGCGAGCGCGAACGCCCTCACGATCGAGGGCGGATCGACGGCGGGGCAGCGCACCACCATCAGCGCGCTGGTGCGGGGCTGAGCACGAGAGAAAGGACGGGATGACCGGATGGCGACTTACAACAAGCATTTCCCCTTCGCCGAATACATCTACGAAGGCGTGATGAACCTCGGCGGCGACACTCTCAAGGTGATGCTGACAAACGTCGCGCCGACGACGGCGAACGGCGTCAAGGCGGATCTGACCGACATCACCGCGCAGAACGGCTACAGCGCGGGCGGCACGCAGGCGACCATCAGCAGCTCGACGCAGACGAGCGGCACGTACAAGCTCGTGCTGGCCGACGTCGTGTTCACCGCGAGCGGCGGCAGCTTCGGCCCGTTCCAGTACGCCGACCTCTACGACGACACGCCATCCGGCACGCCGACGGATCCGCTCATCGGCTGGTGGAACTACGGCTCATCGATCTCGATCAACACGGGCGAGACGTTCACGTGGGACGCCGACGCGACGAACGGGATCCTCACGCATGCCTAGCTACCTGAACGGCGTCGAGATCCTCGGCACGCCGAAGACGGTGCGGCTCGAAGGCACGTTCCGCGGCGTGACACACGCGGCCCCGCTCGAGGTGTGGGTCGCCGCGATCGTCGCGGCCCTCACGCCCGAACAGAAGACGCAGATGTTCGAGTTCCTCGCGCGCGCGATGGTGCAACGGGAGATCACGCGCGACGTCACCGCGCGCGTCGTCGCCGACATTCCGCTGCCGACGATCGGCGGCTGAGAAAAGAGGGGAGAGAGACGACGATGGGCATGGAGAAGTTCCCCGAGCTGAAGGCAATCTTCCTGCGGCTCCAGGGCGAGAAGCAGGCGATCACCGCGAAGGTGCAGCCGCTGCGCGCCGAGCGGGACACGCTCGCGAACGAGATGCACGCGCTGCGCACGAAGATCCGCGACCTCGACGACAAGATCAAGGCGATCGAGCGGCCCGCGCTCATCGACATCGACAACCAGCTCGGCGCCCTCGCGCGCGGCATGGGCGGGCGCGCGATGAGCGACGCCGCGCCGGCCGCATGAGGCGCGCGATCGCGTAGGAGCGCGCCCGCGTGGCGATCACGCTGCACGGCTCGCCGACCTCGCAACCGGCCGACAACGGCGCGGAGGCGGGGCCGGCCGTTACCTGGACCCCGCCCGGTTCTATGACGGCGGGGATGCTCACGGTCGTGCTGCACGCCTACCGCGGCGACACGTTCCTGCTACCCGAAACCCTCACGACGGGCGGCCAGGACTGGCGGCACTACAAGGGCACGGCGAACGCCGCACTCACGGCGATGGTCAAGGCGTGCTGGTGTCAGTTCAACGGCACGTGGTCCGCGAACCCCGTCTTCGTCGACGAGGGCGGCTCGGGCACGGCCGCCATGTCGGCGGTCGGCGCCGTGTTCGCTCCGAGCGGCGCGGGGAAAACGTGGGTCGTCGACCCGAACGGCTGGGTTCGCACCGGCACATTCACCGCGACGGGCACGACCAAGACCATCACCGGGTATACGCCGACGCACGCGAGCACCGTCACGATCGCGTGGTGGTTCACGACGTCCGCGACGGCCACGACCTGGAGCAGCCTTTCTGGTAGCGGGTGGACTGGACTCGGCCAGTTCCGCAACACGACCGGCACCGATCTCAGCGTCTACGTCGCCTACAAGATCCAGACGACGGCCAGCGCGCTCGGGGACGTCTCGATCACGCAGGGCACGGGGACCGCGGGCGGGTGGGGCGTCTGCACCTTCGCCGAGATCGACACACCGGCCGGAGGCAGCGGGACCGTCGCGCATGACGAGAGCGCGGGCAATCAGGACGCGGGCGACGCCTCCACGATGGCGACGACGATGCCCTCGACGATTAACAGCGGGTACAACGTCGCCGGCTACACGTACTTCGAGACGAGCAACTTCACCCGCGTGACCGCCGTTGCGGCGGGCGCCACGCCGTTGCACATCATCGGCGTGTGGGACTACTACGGCTACAACCAGACCTGGATCGCGTACTGCGGCATGGGGATCACGGGGACGCCGCAGACGATCACCGTCACGCTCGATCAGAACACACGCTGGAAGGGCCAGGTCACGCACACCTTCGCCGGCGCGGCGACCTTCGAGCGTTGCGTGGGCGGCCCGTCGCCCTCGCTCGACGACTTCAACCCCGGCGATCACGCGATGCCCTCGGTGACGCCGAGCGAGGACGGCGCGTACATCTTCTCCTGCATTCACTCGCTCGGCTCGACGCAGACGGCGCCGATCTACTCGCCGACCTCGTCGTGGGGCACCGAGACCGTCGACATGGCGAACGCCGGGGACTCCAACAACCTCGGCGGCGGCTACAAGGTCCAGACGACCGCAGCCGCGATCGCGGCCTCGTGGACGCAGGACCTGATGCGCTACTCGGGCATCGCCGCCATGGTCTTCGTTCCCAGCGCCGCGACGGCATACGCGCTCACGGCGGCTGCGGGCGCGTACACGCTCACGGGCCAAGCGGCGGGGCTCCTGGCCGCGCGCAAGGTCGCGGCCGCGGCGGGATCCTACGCGCTGACGGGACAAGCTGCGGGCCTGCTCGCCGCGCGGAAAGTCGCCGCCGACGCGGGCGCGTACACGCTGGACGGGCAGGCGGTCGGGCTCCTCGCGGCGCGCCTGCTCGCGGCCGGCGCGGGTGCGTACGTGCTCACGGGGCAGGGGGCGATGCTCGCAGCGCTGGCGGCGCCGGACCTGTGGTTCAAGGCCGGGGACCTCGCGCTCGCCGATGGCGCGGCGGTGACGTCGTGGGCCGATGCCGCCGGTGGTGTGGCGCTGGCGCAGACGCTGGCCGCGCGCCAGCCCGTCTACAAGGTCAACATCGTCAACGGCCATCCGGTCGTGCGCTTTGATGGCGGCGATTGCCTCTTTCGCTCGGGCTCGCCGCTCAACGGCGATACGGGCGGCGCGATCTTCGTCGTCTTCCGTACGACGACCGTGCCCGGTAGCGTGAAGTATCTCGTCAGCTCGCCGCGCGATACGTCGAACGTTGGATTCTCGCTCCAGGTCGACGCGGGCCCGGCGCTGGCGTCCTACAGCACGACCGGATCATCGCCGGTGCTGGCGACGGGTGCGGTGGCGTATGAGGATGGGGCGCCCCATCTGGCGCGCGCGACCTTCGACGCCTCGCTCGGATCGAACGAGCACGCGCTCTATCACAACGGCGCACTCGTCGATCAGCAGACGAACGCGGCGGCCACGCTCGTGCTCACGCAGGACGAGGTGAACGTCGGGAACTTCCGCGATGGGGCGGGCGGCGCCTACACCGGCGACATCGCCGAGATCCTCGCCTACGACGTCGCGCTCAGCGGCGCGCAGATTCTCCAGGTCGAGACCTACCTCGCGGACAAGTACGGCATCACGCTTGAGAGCGGCCCGGCGATCCTGACGGCCGACGCGGGGAGCTACGTGCTCACCGGCCAGGCCGCCGGCCTCACCGCAGCGCGCCTCCTCGTCGCCGAGGCGGGGACCTACGCGCTGGACGGCCAGGTCGTCAACTTGTGGAAGGGCCGCACGCTGACCGCTGACGCCGGCGCCTACACGCTCGCAGGCCAGGCCGTGAGTCTGCTGGTCACCCGGTTGCTCGGCGCCGAGGTCGGGACGTACACGGTGACGGGGCAGGATGCCGGGCTCCTGGCTGCCCACCAGCTCGCCGCGGGCGCGGGCGCGTACGCGCTCACCGGCCAGGACGCGCAGTTCGCTCTCGCGCGGACGATCCTCGCCGCGGCCGGCGCCTACACGCTGACAGGGCAGGACGCGGCGCTCCTCCGCACCGCGCTGCTCACGGCCGGGACCGGCGTCTACACGCTGACCGGCGCCGACGCGGTGTTCTCGGTCATCCTCACGCCACAGGGCGTGGTCGTCACCGTGCCGACGCGGAGCGGGACCTTCGTGGTGCCCGTGCGAGCGGTGTCCTTCGACGCGCCAGAGAGGACGTGACCCCGATGGCGATCATCGGCACGGTGACGAAACGCCCCCTGGATGATCTGTCGTACAGCGCAGATTTCACCGGGGATCTGACCGACAGCGCCACCCTCGCGAGCGATGCGACCACGTACGTGATCGCGCGCTACGCGCAGTACGCGACGACGCTCGCGGCGGCGCTCGCCGCGGACGCCACGACCGTGGTGCTGACGGTAGGCCTCGCCTTCGAGGAGGGCGACGAGATCCACGTCGGCGCCGAGCAGATCACGCTCGGTCCGAAGGACGGCGACACCTTCACGGGCTGCACGCGCCACGTGAACGGGACGGCCGCCGCGGCGCATCTCGCGGGCGACCTCGTCTATCGCGCCACGACAGTCGATCTCTGCGACGCCGAGCGGACCGTCGCGACGCCCGTGGTGACGCAGAACCTCGCCGGCGGCCTGGACGGCGAGCAGCACCTCGTGATCTACGTGGCGACGGCCTCCACGGGATTCGTCTATCAGCACGAGCTGTTGGTGTCCATCCGTGAGCCATGAGCCATGCCCGCCGCCGCGGCGCCGTGCCGCTATCCGACCGCCTGGCAATCGGGCGAAGAAGTGGAGCGCTGCGGGGCCATCCCGGCGACGCACGTGTTCATTGTCGGCCACGTGCGATTGTGGGAACTCTGCGCGCGGCATGCCACACTAATCCGTCTGAGCCCCCCGGGCATCCGGGGGACGCTGCGCCGGATGGGGCGCGCTTTGGATTGCGGAAGAGGGGCGGATTGAGATGGCTCGGCGCATGACGGCGACGGCGACCGACGGCGAGACGGGCACGGGCGGGGCGGTGCTGGCGGGCACTCCGTGGTGGGTCCGCGCGATTTCCCTGGTGGGCGTGCCGAGCGTGATCGCGGTAGGGCTCGTCTATCAGATGGCGACGGGGATGGAGCGCGACATCCGCGCGGTGCGGCAGGACCACGAGCAGCTCACGCAGAACATCGAGCGCCACCAGGCGACCACGACGCGGCTGCTCGAGCAGCTCGTCGCCCTCGCGGCGGCGACGTGCCGGAACACGGCGCAGAACGAGACCGAGCGCGTGATCTGCGACAGCATCGCGGTGTCGAGTCCGCGCTACCGGGATCCGCGCATGTCCCTGGATCGCACGGGGCTTACCTCGCCGCTCGGCGCCGCTGACCCCGACCCGCCGACGACGGCGCCGGTCCCTGAGCCGCTACCCGCCGTCGTGCCGGCCACAGAGAGCTTCGACCTCGCGATGGCGGCGACGCCGGCCGCGCTCGAGGCGCCGTGAGACCGCGCGTCAGGCGAACCGCACGCCGAGGAACCCGAGCAGCCAGACCAGCACAACGACCACGTTGATGATGATGATCAGCGCCACGATCACCTGGCGCAGCCGCGGCTCGGGGATCGAGAAGCCAAACATCGAGAGGATCCACCAGATGACGGCCAGCACGACGTCGAAGATGAGCAGCCAGACGAGGGGCTGAACGACGGCCGGCACCACCATGCGCGCGCCTCCCGGTACGTGAGCGCCGTACCCAAGGTCAGTGTCGCACCTTCACGCCCACCCTGATCGGTCATCTCCTGCAACTCGTGCGACAGGAGGAGCTGGTCGGTCCGGCCGCGGTCCATCACCTTCACGCCCCACCCTGATCGGTCAGCTCCTGCAACACGATCTACTGTCAGCAGAGGACGCCCAGGTCTACCTCCTTCACGCCCCACCCTGATCGGTCAGCTCCTGCAACGGCTTCACGCGTCCGCGTTTCGTGCGCCCTTCCGAGGCGGCACCGTCTTCGCCGTTTCGCAACGCGTCCGTCGGCGCCGCGGATGGGGTGATTTGCGACACCGCCAGCCCCGCCTCCTGTGCCTTGTAGCATACGAGCCGCGAGAGCCGATCCCACGGCAGTGAGCCATCCTCGCCGATCGCCCACACCAGCGTGGCTATGCGCTCCCTGACGCACCAGTCGACGATCATCCGCGACAGGACATGCAGCGGGCCTTCGGACCACCGCTCGAAGGTCCCCGCGCGGAGCACGGCGCGACGATGATCTTGGCGTCGACCGCGCTTGCCGAGGTCGCGTCGCAGCCGCGCGAGGATGCCGGCGTAGTGGTCTTTCATCGTGCGCAGATGATAGACGCGATCGGAGAGCGAGAGCGTGCGACCGTTCGCGCGCAGCCAGAGCGCGCCATCAGCCTCGACCGGTCCGAGCGTCGCCTGCCCCTCGCGCGTCTCAGCAGTCGGCACCGGGCGCTCGTACGTCAGACGCGCGAACACTTTGCGGCCAGGCCGCTCGAACTGGATGGTCGCCTTCGTGATCGGCCAATCGCCTGCGTGTAGCGTTGCGAGGAGGTCGGCGAGCCAGCGGTCCTTGCGGAGCGCCGGCATCCAGACGGGGAGGCGGGTGACCTCGCCGACGTCCTGCGGGATGAGCCGCAGCGTGATCGTGTAGGCGCCCGCCTCGTCACGCAACAGGCGCACGCCGCGGTCGCGGATCACCAGCGCGCGGTCCGCGCTGAACCGCGCCAGCGTCTGCTCGCCGCGCAAAATCTTTTTGCCGAGCCGGCGCCAGAGGCCGATGCATTCGCGGCTCACGGCATCACGGATCGCGGCCGAGAGCTCGCCGCGCGCATCGGTGTAGGTGGGGAGTTTCGGCCCGCCTTTCGCGCGAATGTACGACTCCGAGAGGAGATGATTGGCGAAGGCGGCCGTGCGATATGCGAGCTGGCGCAGCGACCGCCACGTCTCGTCATCGATCATCTCCAGCGGCACACGCACCGTACGCTGCGCGGTGATCGTGAGTCCTGCCCCCTGCACCTCATGCGGCGCGTGAAGAGCGCCTCGGGGTGTGGGCTCATCGCCCACGGGTGGGGTTAAGGCCGGGGGCAGGGCTCACGGCGCGATCACTCCCCGCAGGTCGGCAACGCCGAGCCGTCGAACGCCATCGTTTCGAGCGTCGTCGTGATCGTGGGGTTGTAGGTCGGCGCCTGCTGGAACATCACCTGACAGACTCCGCTCGCGATCGTCTGCACGTTGCGCACGCGCACGTGATCGAGCGAGCGCAGCACGAGCGCGATGCTGTCGCTGCCCCATGCGAGCAGGCGGGAATCCGTGATCGTGGTGAATGAGCTGTTCGTGACGCCCATCTGCCCGGCGCTCACCTGACGATAGGATGAGGTCAGCCCCCAGCCGTTATCGGACGAGATCACGAGCGCTGCGCCCCACGGGGCGGTGTTCTCGAGCGTCGTGTTCCTCACCGTGATCCCCGCCCAGCCGAACATGTACAGGGGCGCGATCGCCCAGTCTCCGCGGGCGCGGATTCTCTCCACGGTCACATACCATGTCTCCGGCTCCCGGTCCTGAATCGTCATCAGCAAGAGCGCGGGGACGGAGTTCGGAGCGGCGGTCCGCAAGGCGACGTCGCGGATCACGACATCCGTCGAGCCCGTCAGATCGATCGCCGGCCGGCTCGGATCGAGCTGGACGATCACTGTCCTCGGACCGGCGCCCTCGATGATCAGGCCGACGAGCCCGGTCGCGTCGACATCGCGCACGCGGCACGTACCAGCAGGCAACGTGACGCGCCCTGCTTGGGCCATCGTTGTGATGGCCGCGGTGTCGTCCTGGACGCCGTCACACAGCGCGGCGTGGGCAGGGAGAGCGAACGCGAGCAGCGACGACAGGAGTGCGGTGCTGATGAGGAATCGCATAGAGTCTCCAGTTTACAGCGATGTCGGACGCGCGGGCCCCGTGCCCGCTCACCACTTCTGCCGGCGCAGCGCCAGCGTGCGGGTCACCTCGATGGCGAGCCCGAGCAGGCCGCCGACGAGCGCGGCCGCGATGGCGCCGATGACGACCCGCGCGATGAAATCAGGCATCGCGCGGTCCCTTCCGTCGCTTCGCCGCCGCGCGCCGGCCGGGGCGAACGTTCCATCGCGGGCTCTTGCACCGCGGGCACTCGTAGACCGTCGACTTCCGCGGAGTCCATGCGTGACCGCAGCGCAGGCACGTCAAGCTCGGCACCTTCACATCCGGCATGGGGCCCCCCTTGTGTTTTCATGGTTCTCATAATAATCCCCATGAGGACCCCGGTGTCAATCGAATGTTAGAATGTTATCCGCGTCGGGGCACGCGCCGGGGCGCCGGCCGGACGGGGGCCGACGGCGCGAGGGGACGGCGCAGGGGCGCGGGCGCGTGCACCTGCTCGCGCACGAGCGCCTGGAGCGCGAGCGAATCGAGGTACTGCCGGAACATGGCGAGCACGAGATCCCCCGCGAGCGAAGCGATGACGTGATGCTGCTCATCGTAGACGTCGATCGTGTCGCCGCGGGAGAGAGGGAGCTGCAATCCACGACCGGTGAACCGGATGACGAAGCCGAGCATCGGGGGGGCTCCTCTCCGGACGCGGGCCGGATCATAGTACGACCGCGCTACGCGCAGGCGAGGGACAAAGTGACCGGCTGCGTAAGAAAGAATCGCCTCAACTTCCGATAAGGTGCATTGCTTTCTGAATCGTCCACCTTAGACGGTGCGGGGGCCGAGGCGCCCGAGATCGCGACCGGTCGCCGCGGGTGCTTCGGGGGATGCACCGGCGCGTCGCCGAACAGCAGCCACGCCGGCGAGACGCCCAGATCGCGCGCGAGTCGATAGAGGTTGTCGCGACTCGGCGTGGTGTCGTCGAGCCATTTGTAGACGTACGTGTGCACGTAACGGTGATCCAGCGCGAAGCGGATCACGTCGGCCCGTCCGTCGTCCTTGACGTACCCAAGTGCGTGGAACCGTTCGCGAATCCGCTTGCCGATGCCCGGCCATTTCGCCATGCGCGTGTCCTCCATGAATTTCTCTTGACGAGTGAATCGCACCGGGAGTACGGTGTGTCCGCTCATGACGGATATTATCCGAATCAAGCGACGCCCGCGATGGCAAATCGTCGCGCGCATGAAAGCGGTCGGGATCACGCAGCTCGACGTGGCCGAGCGCGCGGGCGTGAATCAGTCCGTCGTGAGTCGCGTGCTCGCGCGTGATCCCGAGATCGCGACCGAGACGGCCGATCGCGTGTGGTGCGAGATCGCGCGCGCGCTGCGCTCCGTGATCGCGCTCGCGCTGCTCCTGTTCGCGACCGGCTGCGCGGCCACCGCCCCGCCACCGACGATCGTCCACGCGGACGGGACGACGTACCTCCTCACCGCGTCGTCGACCCAAGCCCGCCAGCTCTGCGAGTCGCTCGGCGTCACATGGGAGCAGGCCGGGCCGGGCCGCGGCTGCTACCTCGGAACGCCGCGCGCGGTCAACGGCCATCTGATCGTGTGCCCCGTGCATGACGACGCATGCCTGATCCACGAGCATGAGCACCGACGCGCCGGCGACTTCCATTAAAACGCGGCTCGATCAGGCCGCGCGCAACGCGCGCTGGTGGCGTGCGCGCCTCGAGGCCGACCGCGTGGACCCGGGCGCGGATTTCGAGTGGCTACTGCGCGACCTCGAAGTGGCCGCCGGCGTGCGCGCGATGAGGGCCGGGGACTGATGGCGACCGTCTCCGTCTCCTGCGGCCTGTGCGGCGAGGTCTTCGCGTCGGGGCCGCTGGCGGTCGTCTCGCCGATCACGATCCAGCTCGCGCGCATCCAGCACGAGGCGACCGAGCAGCATCAGCGCCGCGCGCGCGAATGCGGGAGCGCGCTGCCGGAGCGGCCGTCATGAGCCTCGTCATCAGCGAAGCTGAGTGGCAGAAATCCGTCCGGCGTACAAATGAGTGGGTCGACGGGCTCGCCATCCCGAACGGCTGGGTCGAGATCGCCGTGCGTCACGACATCGCGCCCGAACTGGAGGGCCAGCGCGCGTGGAGACACCGCGACGGCCGCACGTGCGTCCTCAGCGTCGGCGTGCACGACGGTCGGTGGTGGCTGCACGTGTCCGTTTCGCGCGTGAAGTACATCCCCTCGTACGAGGACCTCGCGGACGTCAAACGCGCGTTCGTCGGCGACGCGCATCAGGCCGTGCAGGTCTTCCCGCGCCGAGAGCGGCACGTGAACATTCACCCGTACTGCCTGCACTTGTGGACGTGCCTGGAGCCGGATGGCGACGGCTTGCCCGACTTCGGCCGCGAGGGAACGATCTGATGCTCGATGCTCTCCGCGCGCAGCTCGTCAGCCGCATCCGCGGCGGCTCGATGGGTCCCGGCAAGTTCACGCCGGAGCCGGGCCGGCGCGCGCTGTCGCCCTCCGCGGAGTGCTGGGCCTGTGGCTACATGCTCTCGACGCACGCCGATGACGGCATGTGTCCCGATCAACGCGAGATAGAGGAGGTGCCGCGGTGACCGATCTCGGCTACTACACGCACCGGCCGGAGTACGCGCGCGTCTACGGGCGCGGCCCGGTCGTGCTCGACGTCCGGCGGCTGCTCGGCCGCCGCGCGCCGTGGTGGTCACGGCTCTGGACGATGCTCACGGGGCGCTGAAACGTCGCGACCCCCGGTGGCGAGCCGGGGGCCGGGCACGACGATGGGAGAACCCGAAAAATGCGACCGGCCGATACGCTAGCACATTTCACCGCGCCGGACCATGAGGGCGCGCGCGTCGTCCAGCCGCGCACGGTCACGGCCTATCACGTCCACGACGCCCGGGTGACGGCCGAGTTCGCTCGCGATGATGATCGCGGCGTGTGCTGGCTCGACATCCTGCACAACGCCGAGGCCAGCGCGCGCACGGTGGCGTTCGTTCGCACGCCCGAGGCCGTCGAGGACCTGATCGACGCGCTGATCGACTGTGCGCGGCAGTGGCGGGAGACGCGGGGATGAGCGCAGTCACCAACAACAAGGAGTCCGTGATGGAGAGCGATTCCCCGCCCGTCGTCGGCAGGGAGTTCCTCGTGCCGACCCGCCGGTCGGGTGCGTCACTACTGGATCGCTGGGTGGAATCCGATCCGAAGCAGGCGATCGAGCGCGTCGAAACGATGGTCAAGATGCTGGAGCAGCTCCGCATCGCGTCCATCCGCGCGACCTATCCGACCGACTGGATCATTCACACGACCCGTACGCAGGACGGCGAGATCACCAAGCAAGTCGGCTATCTCCAGGATTCCGGCGCCGAGCGTGCCGGCAAAGTGTGGGGCATCGAAGTCGGCAACCCGGCCATCGAGCGCGAGGACTTCCCTGATGGCACGTACAGCTACCACATGATCGCCGAAGCGTGGAGCAAGGTGACCGGCGAACGTCTGGACTACGTCGAGGGCTCGCGATGGAGCGGCGATACGTTTTTCACGCGCCAGGTGAAGACCGAGGGCGACAAGATCGACCCGACCGATGTCCGCAAGTCGTCCTACGCGAACCTTCACGGCCGGGCCGTGCGCGCACTCGGCGGGATGAACGGCGTTCCGCTCGACACGCTGCGCCAAGCCGGGCTCGACGTCGCCAAGGTCGTGCACGTCTCCTACGACAAGGGCGCGAGGGGCGGCGAGTCCGCAGGCGCATCAGTCGGGAGCGTCGAGGTCGTGGTCGGGTTCGGCAACAGCAAGGGCGCGAAGCCGGCCGACCTCGTCGAGAAGGATCTCGACTGGTACATCAAGGCGTACGGCGAGAACATCGCCGACCCCGCGAAGGCACGTTTTGCGAAAGCCAATCAGCGCGTGCTCGATGCGCTCACGGCCGAGAAGACCCGGCGGGCGCAAGCGGTCACGCACGAGGCCGAGACCGGAACGAAGGCAGGGCGCGGCCAGAAGCTCGGCGACTTGCACACTCGTCTTCGCGATGCCGCGAAGGGCCAGGGGGCGAAGCAAGCCAAGATCCTTCGGCTCATGACCAAGGATCTCTTCGGCGCGGAGATCACGGCGATGTCGGATCTCTCGGAGGAGCAGCTCGATCGCATGAATGCGGTCCCCGACGACGTTCTCGCAGGGCTTGTCGCGCTGATCGACGGAGGCAAGGTGTGAGCGCGCCGGTGATCGATGCCGAGCGCGCGCTCACGCGTGACGGCTTCGACGCGGTACTGCGAGCCGATCTCGAGTCGGAGATCAGCATCTTCCCCGCGCGCTCATGGTATCCGTCATCCGTCGGCCATCCGTGCGATCGCGCCCTCGTCTGGAACTTCACGCGCTGGGAGTCCAAGGCGCGGCACGACACGACGCTGCAAGCGATCTTCGATCATGGACGTGACCACCAGCCGCTCATCTACCGCCGGCTCGAGCGCCTCGGCTTCGAGGTCGTACGCGAGTCCGATCGACCGACGCAATGGCAGCCGAAGCCGGGCGTCCGGATTTCCGGACGGCCCGACGGCCGGATCATTGCCTTCCACGGAGCGAAGTATCGTCCGCCTCGCCTACTCGAAGCGAAATCGATGAACGGCTACGAGTGGGACAGCATCAGCACGCTCGATGACCTCCGGCATTCCCCGAAGCACTGGACGCGTGCCTACTACGCACAGGGCCAGCTCTACGCGCTCCTGGAGAACCTGCCGCTGGGCGTCTTCGCGCTCATGAGCAAGGCGACGGGGATGCTCAAGGTCATTCCCTATGAACTTGACTACGGCATGGCCGAGGCGCTGCTCCAGCGCATCGAGCGGCTTCAGCCGATGATCGATCAGGCGATCGACCCCGACCCGATCCCGTACGATTTCAGTGTCTGTGGCGGTTGCGGATTTCTCGCACAGTGCTACCCGCCGCGCGACTTCGGCGATGGCGCGAGCGTCATCCTCGATCCGGAATTCATCGCGCAGCTCGAACGGCGCGAGACGCTCAGCGTGGCGTCGCGGGAATTCGCCGAACTCGACAAGGCCGTGAAAGCGCGCCTCAAGGCCGAGGGCATCAAGGCCGCCGTCGCCGGGGCGTTCTCCATCGAGGGCAAGGCCGTCGAAGTCCGTGAGTACAAGGTGCCCGCCCGCACCGATATTCGGTACGACATCCGGCGGACACAGGCATGACCCCCTCGACCCCGCGCGCTGAGGCGCTGCGGGCGCTCGAGCATCTGCGGGCCCGGCTCGCCGCGCCGGAACCGCTCGATGCCCTCTCGGACTTCCTCGCGTGCCCGACCTGTCGGATGCGGCATGCCGAGCACGCCGCCTGAACAACAACGCAGCGAACCGTTCGAGGAGTGGACGCATGGCGTGGGTGCATTTCGATCCGGGGTTCTCGCATCACCCGAAGCGGCTGGAGTGCAGCGAAACCGCGAACTGGCTGTGGGTTCGGAGCGTCGACTACTGCCGGGAGCACAACACCGACGGGGTGATCTCGGAACAGGTCGCACGCAAGCTGCTACCCAACCTGCACCGCAACCGCTACGCGCGCGCACGAGATGCGCTACTCAGAGCGCACTCCTGGGAGCACAAGCGCGGTGCGCTCATCGTGCACGACTTCCTCGTCTACCAGGACTCCGCGGACGACGTGCGAAAGCAGCGGGAGGCAGGAAAAACGCGGGTCCGCGCGTGGCGGGCGAGGCGCCAAGCGCATGCGACCGGAGCCAACGGTAACGGCGTTACAGTGGGGGGTGTAACGCTTCCCTCCTGTCCTGATCCTGATCCTGATCCTGTTCTGTACCAAGAAGAGAAGGGGGCCCCCCCTCCCCCCCCACATCGCCGCCGGTCGATCATCGACGAGCGCCGGGAGCAGAACGACCGCGCGGAGCGCGAGGGGGTCGCGATGGTGTTGCGGCGCCGCGCGGCGCGGGGCGCGTA